CTTATGGTTATCTAACGGAAAATCCTTTTTAGTAATTTACTTAAAAGAATCGGTACGTTTGATTCAAAAACAAATAGCGGGTCATAGGGAATTATCAACAGATAAAATCCCGATGAAACTTTCTCGTGGACTTCCTAGATTAGTACCCGGATCCCTACGCCTCTTAATAGAGGACGGAGACTCAGATACAATCAAGGCGGTTTTAACAGTCTTATCTTTATATAGGGTAATACTGGTTCCTAGTGTTTTAAAATTAGAAACTATTACGGATCCCTTTAAAGGGATTTCGGAAGAGTTACCAATTGAAGAAATACGTAGGGCCTTATCTTCCTTGCGACTCCAACCGGAGCGTAACGAAAGTGACATATTACCCTCATATAGAGCAGGTCCGAATAATGCCCGAAGTATACTTGGTTTGATTCCTGATGCAATTGCATTAGGATCAAATGTCGATATGCTCGAATCATTAAATAACTTTAACTTAGCATGGGGAAACCCTACGCTAAATAGGTATATTAATGAGGCATTAGTTTGGTATTCGTCTCTTCCAGTGAAACTTTTAGGAAAAAGTTTACTGGGGAGGTTTGGTTTAAAACCAGAAGCCGCAGGAAAAGTGAGAGTATTTGCCATCGTTGATGGTATAACACAATCATGTTTAAAAGGACTTCATGATTCTATGTTCCAACTATTGAAACAATTACCAATGGACGGAACATTTGATCAGTCAAAACCCTTAGAAATCCTTCGAAAGAATCGTAAGACTTATGAAAATGAGGTTTATTATTCTTTTGACCTGTCTGCAGCGACTGATAGATTCCCAATCAAATTCCAAAGTCAAGTTTTGTCTTTGTTATTTGATGAAGGAGTTGCTCTCTATTGGAGGAAACTATTGATTAACCGTGACTTTTTCCATAAAGGAAGAAATTACCGATACTCAGTAGGTCAACCAATGGGAGCGCTATCATCCTGAGCAGTGTTCTCTTTCTCCCATCATATAGTAGTTCAAATTGCCGCGCTCAGAGTAGGACAAATCCTACCCTTTAGAGCTTACGCCCTCCTTGGCGACGATATTGTAATCGTCGGGGAAGCAGTTGCAATGAGTTACCTCTATATAATGAGAGACTGATTTGGTGTAGATATTAATCTTTCGAAATCCTTAGTTTCCAAATTTGGAGTCTTTGAATTTGCGAAAAGATTGATAACTCCTCAGTCAGACCTATCCGCTATTGGACCAAAAAATATGTTATTAGTGTTAAAAAACCCTTATAACTATCCTAGTCTAATAAAAGATGGGTATGAGAAGGGAATGAAATGGTCTTTTGATGCCTTAGAAGATAGATTTTCTAATAAATCTATGCCTTTGCTTTCTTATCAAAAGAAGCGAAGTCATGGATTAAGAGAAGATCTTCTTTGGACGGTAGCAGGTCCTTTCGGATTC